TATAGAACAGGTGCTCAATTAGCAGCTGATATAGGTGCTATAACAGGTGGACCATATTTACCTTTAGCCGGTGGAACCATGGCTGGTGATATTATATTACCAGATAATATAAAATTAGAAGTTGGATCGGCAGCTGGTGGTGATTTACAAATTTATCACAATGGCTCTGATAGTTACATAGATGATCAAGGAACTGGTAATCTTATTGTGAGAGGTTCTACTAATGTACTTATATCCACAGCAGGTGGTGGTCAAATGGCTCAATTCACCGATAGTGGTAGTGCTTTCCTTTACCACTCAGGTAATTTAAGATTATCAACAACATCTGCAGGTATAACAGTAACTGGAGATATAATTGCTAATGGTGGCGATATAAGTTTAGGTACTGGAGCAGGTACAGTAAAAGCAGGTACTAATTTAGAATTAAACGCAGAAAGTGGTTCTCTTAGACTACAAGAAGCTGGTAATACAAAAGTATCGGTTACTGCAACTAGAGTAAATATAAGTTCAGCTATTATATCTAACTACGCAAATAATGCAGCTGCTTTAGCTGCTGGACTAGTAGCAGGAGATCTTTATAGAAACGGAGATTCATTAAACATAGTACACTAGTAAAATTCACCAAAACCAAGTGAATATATAAAATATACCCGGCACGGGAAGTGCAAACCAAATATTAACAATTAAAACCAAAACCAATGACGTTTTATTATCAGACTCAATCGTGGTCTAGTCAACCACAAATAACCGAAGAAGCCAAGAAATTATGGGAGCATGTAGTTCAAAAGAAAAACTGGAGAATAGTACAGCTACCAAATGGTTTCTACCAAACTGAATACCTTGACCCTAATAAAGAAGATACATGGGTCGATGTAACGAGACGCGAAACAATTGAAGGTGCTGAATCAGCAATAGATGCTTCGATTAACCACTATGAGAAAAAATTAGCTCATATTCGCGGACCACAAGTCGTTAAGACTTTTAAATAGTAAAAGTAAATTAAATTAAATTAAATTAAATTATGTCAGACTTAATAGTCAAAAACCTTAACTTTGGTGACAAAGCTAGGGAAGAAGTATTTAAAGGTATAACAAAACTCACAAATGCTGTTAGCTCCACACTTGGAGCTAGCGGTAAATGTGTAATGTTAGAAGATAATACAGGTAAACCAATTATTACTAAAGACGGTGTAACAGTTGCCGATTCAGTTATTTTGAGAAACCCTGTTGAAAACATGGGCGCTACACTTTTAAAAGAAGCAGCTCGTAAAACAGTTAGAGAAGCTGGAGACGGCACAACTACTGCAACTGTATTAGCACATGCTATATTACATTATGCTTATCAAGAACAAGATAAAACTAATTCAAGAGAATTAAAAGAAGGTATTAACAGCGGTGTTAAAAAAGTAATAAAACATTTAGAATCAAAAGCAGTGCCTGTTGAAGGTGATATGCTTGAACAAGTAGCTATAATATCTACAAACAACGATAAAGAACTTGGTAAAATTATTGCAGATGCTTTTAAGTCTGTAGATAATACAGGTGTTGTAATGATGGAAACAGCTGCTGATGGTAATACTTGTTTTGAAGTTATAGATGGTGTTCAATATGATAAAGGATTAAAAAATTCTCATTTTATAACTAATAAACAAAGCAAAGCTGCTGAACTAGAAAATCCACTAGTATTACTAATTGAATCTCCTGTAGATACTATTAGACAGATTCAGTCAGTGCTAGAGTACGTAATAAAAAACAACAAACCTTTGCTTATCATAGGCGATTTAGAACAAGGTGTTTTATCAGCTCTAGCCATGAATAAAATGAAAGGTAACATAAAAGTAAATGTTATCGACGCTCCAACATATGGAATAAACAAACAGCAAATGCTGCAAGATTTATCTATGTTAACAGGCGCTACAATAATAAATGAAGACTTAGGTGATGATATGGATATGATACAAATCGATCACTTAGGTACATGTTTAAAAAGTGTTACAACACATGACAGTACTATAATTCAAGTAGCTGAAGCATCCGAAGAAATAAAAGCTATAATTGAAGATATAAAACAAAAAGTACTAAAAGAAAAAAATCCTAATTTAGTTGTAAGACTAGAAAAAAGACTAGCAATGTTAGCTGCTAAAATAGCTATAGTCAAAGTAGGCGCTAACTCTGAAATTGAATTAAAAGAAAAAATGGATAGAGTCGAAGACGCTATCTGTGCTACTAAAGCTGCAGTTAAAGAAGGCATAGTTTCAGGTGGTGGTGTTGCTTTACTAAATGCTGCTCTAAATATGAAAGAGGTAAACGCAGGCGAAAGAGTTTTAGGTAAAGCCATATTAGCACCTTATAAAACAATATTAGACAACGCTGGTTATGAAGGTTATAAAATAGCTGGCGAAAACGGTCACGGTATTGATGTGGTTACAGGAAATATGGTAAATATGATTGATAGTGGTATAATTGATCCATTATTAGTTACTAAAAGCGCTCTTCAAAATGCAGCTTCTGTAGCAACAACAATATTATCTACTGATTGTGTAATCAATAATTTACGTATAGATGAAGGCAATAGGTAGAAATTTAATAATAAGCAAAACAAAAGAAGGAACCACCAAAACAAAAGGTGGTTTACTTCTTGCAGAAAACCAACGTGAAGATATAAGATATGTACAAGCAACTGTAATATCTGTAGGTACAGAAGTTGAAGGTGTTAATGAAAACGATATTATATTTTATGATAGACACGCTGGTCACAAAATTGAAATAGATAAAAAATCTTATAGAGTTATAAAAGTACAAGATGTAGTTGTAGTGACATGAGAGGTTTAAGCGCTAGTGACATTAAAGAGTTAAACCTATTAAAACATTACAGGATAATAAGAAAGTGGGCTTGTAAAAATAATGGTTTAAACGATGCTGATTTAGAGTTATTAATTTATTTAGATTGTATAGGATTGTTTAGTATAAAAGATTTTAAACAAGGTACATATTCTTATAGTTGGGATACAAGGCGCTGGGCTAAGTTAATAGACAATGATTGGGTTGTTATATGGAGAAAAAGAAATAGATCAACTCAAAAACATAACTTATATCAGTTATCATTTAAAGGCAAACAACTTATAAAAAGAATATATAGAATAATGCTTGGTGAAGAAGATTTACCAACAAGTGTTAGAAGAAATAAATTAATGGCTGGTAAAAGCTACACAGATAAAGTTTTATCAAAAGCTATTAAAAACGTAAATAAAGATAAAGACAGATGAGTAAAAGTCCATTAGATTTTGATTTAGTTTCTGGTTTTCAAAATATGAATCAAGGATATGCAGCACGTCAACAACGTTTGGCTAGAGAAAGTGTAAGTAGAGCTAGAAACGCTAGAGGTTTAGCTGATGCTAGAGAAAATGTTGCTAGAAGAAGAGGTGTAATAAGTGCTTTAGGACAAGGTTTAAGCGCTCAAGAAATAGCAGATCAAATGTTACAACAACAAGGTATAACAAATCTACAACCACCACCACCACCAGAACCATCTCAACCAATTGGAGTACCTACACCTGTAGAAACACCTGAGCAAGATCCAATACAAGATCTTGCACTTGGTATGCCTGAAACAACTAATGTTATAGCTGGTAATACAAGAGCTGCGCAAAACATCTTTGGAACACCTTTAGCAAGACAAAAATCTGTAAGTAAAAAATATTGTAAAAAAAATAAATAACTAACTATGAATCACGATATTGAAAAAATCAAAAAAAATCCTAAGCTTTCTGGGCAGATAGGTGAAAATGCTATATGGGACGGGCCATTAAGCAAAGTAGGTTTTCCAATGGGTGTTGGATCAAGTTCAGGTATAACTGGTATGCAAGTGTCTAAATTTCCTTGCGTATGTGCTCCTGGAGTTCCAATTACACAAAGAGCAAAAGTATATAATAAATAATGTATACATCACCATTTTTTAAAGAAGGTTTCCCGGAAATAAAACCAGAGAATAAAGGTAAGTTTACAGCTTGGGCTAAAAAGAACGGTTTTAAAGATGCTTGTTCTGCGGCTAGCGCTGTAATGAAAAGTAAAGATAAATATAGTGATGAAGTAGTTAAAATGGCTAACTACGCTAAAAACTTCGGTTGTAAAAGAAAATAATATGAGATCAAAATCACCATTTAAGCAAGATAAGTGCGCTGCAGCTTGGGCTAAATTTAAAGAAGGATATACTAAAAGAAAGTCTAAAACAACTATGAAAAAAGTTGATGGCAAGTATAAAAAAGTAGATGTTCCAATTAGCGCTGAAGCTAACTTAAAAGAGTACAACGCAGAGAAAAATGAATTTGAGTGTGTAAACGGTAAAATTCAGTTGAAAAAAACTGATGATGCTGAAAGACCAATTAAAGATTAATTATGAGTTCTCCGTTTGCTAAAGCGTTTATGGCTAAAAACCCAACACCTAAGAAAGAAGAGAAAAAAGAAAAACCTTTAACAGATGAAGAAAAGAAAAGGCTACACGCTGTTTCTTCTATAAATTATGATAAAATAGTATCATCAGGTGGGGTTGATCTTGGTACAATTAAAAATAAAAAATAAATTATGAATTCACCATTTGGCAAAAAAATGTTTGAAAAAAATCCAATTTCAGCATTACAACAAAACGCTTTTAACGCTGCTAGAATAGCCGCTATAGAAAAAGGAGCTGACACTTTTAAAGTAGGAGATAAAACTTTTCAAGTTAAAGGAGATAAGTCAGGTATAAACATGGGTAGTCCATATCATAAGCATGGTAAGTTAGAAAAGAAACTTAAAAAAGCAGAAGCTGGTAAAATAGGCGCTGAACAAGGAGATAAGGATTATGAGTTAATTGCTGATTTAAAAGCTCAAATCAAACAAGAAAAAGCTAAGCACTCTTCTAAAAGAACTGAGGAAGATGATATGCAAGCAAGAGAAGATGAGGATGCTGCAAGAGGAGCTGCTGTGGAAATGGCACCATTAAAAAAAAACGCTAGTCCATTAGATAGAGGAGGTTATGTTGGTGGTGGTGATGTAGCTGGTGGTGATTATGTTAGCACAGCAGGTGCGTATCAACAAATGTTTAATAAAATTGAAGGCGCTACTAAACAGTTTATAGCTGGTCAAGAAAATCCTGATTATGAAGGTAAAGCTGAGAGACAAGCTAATAGAGTAGCTAGAAGAGAGAAAAGAGGAGTTAAAAAAGGATTTGGAAAATTTGATGAAAAAACAGGTGAATATGTGGCTAACGATAATGAAAAATCGTCTAAGTTTAACGAAAAAACTAACCTTATAGACGCTAAATCTATTACTAATAGAGAAATGTCTAAAAAAGAAAAAGAATCAGCATATGATGGACTTGTTCATCTTATGACAGATGAAGATAAAAAGAAATACGGAATAACATAATCATAAATCATGCATAAAGGACATTACGGAAAATATACGGGTAACGCTAAATGGTCAAAAGATCACGCGCATACAAAAGTAACAAAAGAAAATTATAAAGCTAGCGAAAGAGATGACGCTGCGCATATCGATTATTTAAAGCGAGATGTTTTATATGATGAAAAACATGGTCACAGTGATGAAAAAATGACTGCTGATGAAAAGCATATATCTAAACTTGCGGGCGACATGAAATATGATAAACAACATCATGGCTCACCAGCTACACATAAATATCCTGAAAAACACGCTCACGAAAAATGGCAAACTGGACCTAAAAAAGGCCAATATAAAACAAGTCCTGGAAGCGCTCGTTATTTTAAAGGTTTTAGACCACCAGAGTGGGACGGAAAAAATCATGGAGGAGACAATAAAGCTGCTAAAGATATTCAAAAAGATATGTAAATAAAAACTAAATAACTAATAAAAACTAATATTATGCCAGATAAGAAAAAATTAGCAAAAGCTGCTGCAAAAGGTGCTGCAAAAGCTGCTAAAGAAATTGCTGCTTCTAAATCAGTAGCGACAATGAAATACAATTCGCCAACGCCAATGGACAAATCAGGAAAACAAAAAAGAATTAAAAAAAGATTAGACAAAAGACAAGCTAAGGTTGATGAATCAAGAGCAACTTTTGGATCAGCAGATCCACATATGGGTAAATTTGATAGAAGATTAAATAGATTACGAAGAACAGTAAACCAAGCTGAAAAGCAAGGAATGAATGTAAGCTATGACGCAACAGACGCTAGCGGAGAGGGTCCTGAAAGTATTATAAACATGAACTATTCACCAAACAAAATGGAGTCTGCAAAACAAGAAAAATATAACTTAATGCACGATAATCCAGTAGCAAAAGATGCTAGTGGAGGAAGATCATGGATGTCTAAGCACGTTCATAAAATGGGTGGATCACCTATTAAAAAGCATTGTATGTAAGATAAACAGATAGGACTGTATAAACCTAGTCAAACATAAACAAAAACAAAAACAAAAACAAAAACAAAATGGCAAAATTTATTAAATTTGAAATTAAGAACGGTGCTACTTTAACAAGTGGAACTGGTTCTAGAGACGTTTTATTAAACGTAGATGACATTGAAAACATTGCTGATGGAGCTGCTGCAGCAACTGTAGTTATTACACTTAAAAGTGGTTTAGCTCAGTATGCATCAACATTTGCTGATGGGACTGCAACTTCAGTTGCTGGTAGAATATTAACTTTAAGTACTGGATTAAATGTAAATTCAGATCCAAACAATACAACTGGAACTGGAGCGGTAGCTATTACTCCTGTTACAGTACCTACCGTAGCTAAAAATATGCCTTCACAAGCTATTAATAGAGCTTTAACTGCAAACCCAGGTGGAGTAACTTCACTAGCTCAGTTAGGTTTAGATGGTGGTGGAGTAAGAGGAACTGACAGCCAAATGTACTTTGTACAAGCTGTTTTCTCTACAGATAACACTTTATAATTAGAAAATGAAATCAAGAGGTTTAGGAGACAGCGTAGAGAAGTTTACTAAAGCTACTGGTATCAAAAGACTAGTTGATAATGTATCAAGAGGTTTAAACATTCCTTGCGGCTGTGAAGGTCGCAGGGATGCTTTAAACAAAATGCTTCCTTACAAAAAATAATATGGCTTTTAAATTAAACAACCCTCCGTATACAATAGATAATACTCCAATATATCATGTAGATATGGAAGAAGGTGTTATGGGTAAAGCTAATAATAATGGAACTATAATAATAAATAAAGATGTTACTGCAGAGCAATTACCATCAGTTGTTGCTCATGAAAAAGTACATATAGAACAAATGAAACGTGGTGATCTTAATTACGACGATGATTATGTTTATTGGAAAGGTAAAAAATATTCCAGATCTAAAATGAACGAAGGCGCTCATGATTTACCATGGGAAGCTGAAGCTTACAAAAGAACAAAAAATGCCTAAAAAGAAATTTAAAGACACTAAAGTTGGACAGTTTTTATCTAAAACAGCTCCACATATATTAGGTACTGTCGGTGATGTACTACCAGATCAAGGTGTATTAGGTTTAGTTAAAAACTTAATAAGCAAAGAAGACCCAGTTGTATTACCACCAGAAGATAAAGAAAAAGCTCTAAAATTATTAGAGCAAGATATGGTAGAAATGCAAGAAATATCAAAGCGTTGGAATAGCGATATGAAATCAGATTCATGGCTTTCTAAAAATACAAGACCAATGACTCTTATATTTTTAACTATATCTTTAATAATTTTAATAGTACTAGAAAGCTCTAATATACAGTTTGATGTTGATAGTGGTTGGGTAGACTTACTTAAATCACTTTTAATTACTGTATATGTAGCTTATTTTGGTTCACGAGGCGCAGAAAAATTTAAAACAATAAGTAAAAAATAAAAAATGAGTAAATTCGGAATAGACACAGGTATAGCAGGTAAATCAATGCGTGCCGTAGGAAAAGTAGGAACTCCAGACGGCGTACCAGGGTGGGTTTTTGAAAATCAAACAGGTACGTTAGGTAAACTTTTAAACGGTTCTATAATTTGGTACAATGTAGCTAGTGGGTCTAAAGAAATATCTGTAATACCAACTGGAACTACTTTAGGATCAGTATTGACTTTATCAATAAAATCTGGAGGTTCTAATTATGTAAACGGAACAACAGCTACAACGTGTAGCAATAATATGGCTCAAGGTTTAACAGTTGCTATAACTCAAACAGGTGGAGCTATAACGGGAGCTACTGTAGTTGCTGCTGGTAATGGATATAACGTAGGAGATATAATTACTCCTACACAAAGTGGAGCTGGTCAGACAGGAGGTGAATTTGTTATAACTTCAGTAAAAAAAGGAATTCCAAGTTCTGATCAAGCTGTAATATTTCACGTTCAAGGGTGTGGTATACTACCATTGTCTGTAGACTACATTACTGCATTAGAGTCAGGGCTTACAGAAGCTGATATAGTAATATTAAAGTAAATACTTAATATATAGGTGACTATATAAATATATAATAACAATTAAATTAAATCAAATTATGGCAAAAGCTAAAAAAATTAAAAAAGCTCAACTTGAAAAAGTAACTGAGCAACAAAACAAATTAAACGAATTACTAAGAGGTCTTGGTGTTTTAGATGTTCAAAAACAAAATATTCATACTCAAGTTAATGAAATTAGCGTAGAAATAGAGGCTACAAAAAAAGAACTAGAAGACGAATATGGTCAAGTTAATATTAACTTATCTGACGGAACATATACTGAAATAGTAAAAGAAGATGCCAAGTAATATTAGAAAAATTAGTATTGGATCTGACTATAAAAATGATGCTATGCATTATTCTATAGGTCAAGTAGTTTATGGTGGTCATGAAATATCACATATACTTTTTGAAGATACAGATAATTCTTATAATATACATATAAAGAAAAACAACGAGGTATTGCCATGGAAGAAGTTTAACTCTAACATGGCTATCTCTGTTGAGTATGATCTTGAATATTAATGAAAAGTTTATATGATTTTATTGTAAAACCTGTAGGTGAAAAATACAGTAATACAATAAATATTGGTAATAAAAAGCTAATAGTAAATACGAAAATTGAAAACTGGAAGTTTGTAAATAGATTAGCTGAAGTTGTAGAAACACCAAAAGCTTTTAAAACACCTATAAATAAAGGTGATTTATTAATAATACATCAAAATGTTTTTAGAACATTTTATGATATAAAAGGTCAAAAGAAAAAATCAAGATCTTATTTTAAAGATGATTTATACTTTTGCGCTATAGATCAAATTTATTTATATAAAAATAAAGATGGTTATCACTCGTTTGGTGATAGATGTTTTATACAGCCAATAAAAGACAAAAGCGATTTAACGCTAGATAAAGAACAAAAGCTTGCTGGTATATTGAAATATGGCAATAGCTCCTTAAACAAGCTTAATATTAATCCTGGTGACTTAGTTGGTTACACACCTAATGGTGAATGGGAATTTTTAGTCGATAACAAACGACTATATTGTATGAAATCAAATGATATTGTAATTAAATATGAGCACGAAGGAAACGAAGAAGAATATAATCCAAGCTGGTCGAGTAGCAGTTGAAGAGCTTATAAAGGTTGCTAAAGAACCTATTGTAGATTCAGATGATGATATATCTGCAGACAGACTTAAAAACGCTGCAGCAACAAAAAAATTAGCAATATTCGATGCTTTTGAAATATTGAACAGAATACAAGAAGAGCAAGATATGTTAGAAGATAAGCCAAAAGAAAACAAGAAGCAAACAACTTTTAAAGGTTTTGCAGAAGGGAGATCTAAATAATGTATCAACAGAATTTATATAAAATAGTAAAAGACCATATTAAACCTAAAGTTCTTAAACGAATGAATAGGTATAAAAAATGGGAGTACGGTTATAACGAAGATCATGATATTGTAGTTATAAGTAAAACTGGTAAAATAGGTGAGGTATATGAAATACAAAATCTAAAAATAGCTTTGCCAGAACAAAACAACGTACATAAGTTTAATAATAACAAGTGGAATCAATTTGAATATCCAAAAGCATTAAGTAGAATTAAGTCTACTTATGATTGGAAACAATATCCACAAGATTTCAAAGAAAAGTGGTATGATTACATCGATAATGAGTTTACCCGTAGGGAGGAAGGTTTTTGGTTTTATAACAAAGATGTTCCTACTTACATTACTGGTACTCATTACATGTACTTGCAGTGGAGTAAGATTGATGTCGGGGCACCAGACTTTCGGGAGTCAAATAGATTATTCTACATTTTCTGGGAAGCTTGTAAGGCAGACGTACGGTCTTACGGACTGTGCTACCTTAAGAACAGACGTTCTGGGTTTTCCTTTATGGCATCAGGAGAGGTGGTTAACCTGGCAACCATATCATCTGACTCTAGATATGGTATATTATCAAAGTCCGGTCCTGATGCTAAAAAGATGTTCACAGACAAGGTGGTACCCATATCGGTTAATTACCCCTTCTTTTTCAAGCCGACCCAGGACGGTATGGACCGCCCAAAGACCGAACTCGCCTACCGTGTACCAGCCTCCAAGTTTACCCGTAGAAAGCTCACCGCTGCCTACGACGAAACCGAGGACGAATTACAGGGACTGGACACCACAATCGACTGGAAGAATACAGGTGACAACTCCTACGATGGGGAGAAACTTAAACTCCTCGTCCATGATGAAAGCGGTAAATGGGAGAAGCCGAACAACATCCTCAACAACTGGAGGGTTACGAAAACCACGCTAAGATTAGGTAGTAGAGTTATAGGTAAGTGTATGATGGGTTCAACATCAAACGCTTTAGATAAAGGTGGTAGAAACTTTAAAAAACTTTATGATGACTCAGATGTTACAAAAAGAAACAGCAATGGACAGACTCGCAGCGGATTATATTCTTTGTTCATACCTATGGAATGGAATTACGAAGGATACATTGATTCTTATGGCTTACCTGTCTTCGACACACCAAAGAAATCTATTGATGGACCGCATGGGGAAAAAATAAAACTTGGTGTTATTGAGTATTGGAATAATGAAGTTGAAGGTTTAAAAGATGATCAAGATGGTTTAAATGAATTTTATAGACAGTTTCCTCGTACAACTAAACATGCTTTTAGAGACGAGTCAAAACAATCGCTATTTAATTTAACAAAAATATACCAACAAATAGATTATAACGAAGATATTAAAAACTCTATAAGTGTTACAAAAGGTTCTTTTCAGTGGGAAAATGGACATCAAGACACTAGAGTTATATTTGTACCAAATAAAAACGGTAGATTTTTAGTTACATGGGTTCCACCTGTTGAGCTACAAAATAGAAGGTTTTTAAAAAATGGAGTTAACTATCCAGGTAACGAGCATTGTGGTGCTTTTGGATGTGACCCTTATGATATATCAGGAACTGTAGACAAAAGAGGTTCTAACGGTGCTTTACATGGTTTAACTAAGTTTAGCATGGAAGAAGTTCCACCAAATCATTTTTTCTTAGAATATATAGCTAGACCACAAACAGCTGAAATATTTTTTGAAGATGTACTCATGGCTTGCGTATTTTATGGTATGCCAATATTAGCAGAAAACAACAAACCAAGACTACTTTATTATTTTAAACGTAGAGGTTATAGAGGTTTTGCTATGAATAGACCAGATAAAAAAAGAAATAAATTATCTGTTACAGAAAGAGAAATAGGTGGTATACCTAATTCAAGTGAAGACATTAAACAAGCACACGCGTCTGCTATAGAAACTTACATAGAGCATTTTGTAGGTTTAAAAGAAACTGGTTATGGTGATATGTATTTTCAACGTACATTAGAAGACTGGTCAAAATTTAACATAAATAATAGAACAACACACGATGCTTCTATTAGTTCAGGTTTGGCTTTGATGGCTTGTAACAAACACAGGTATACACCTGTAAATAAAAGAGAATTAAAACCAGTTGATTTAGGTATAAAAAAATACGACAATAAAGGAACTGTATCAAAAATTTTAAATTAATGAATATATATACTAATACCAGAAGTGATTTCCCTAGTCAAGTAGTGAGTGACGCTGAAAAAGCCAGTATTGAATACGGCAAGCAAGTGGCACAAGCTATAGAACACGAGTGGTTTTCTCAAGGTAGAACTACAGGTAATAGGTATTTAACCGCTTGGAATAATTTTCACCAACTACGATTATATGCTAGAGGTGAACAGTCAATACAAAAATATAAAGATGAATTATCTATAAACGGTGATTTGTCATATCTTAATTTAGACTGGAAACCAGTTCCTATATTATCTAAGTTTGTAGATATAGTAGTTAACGGTATATCTGAAAGAACTTATGATATAAAAGCTTATGCTCAAGATCCAGAATCTATAAAGAAAAGAACTGAATATGCTTCAAAGATTTATGAAGATAT